TGAGGGCCAGGGGGCCAGTTCGTTTATCTGGCCCTCAACTGGCCCGTCACTGGCCCTCTGGCAACTCGCTGGGGTTCCTTGTCTTTCTTCCCCCCGAGGGCTAGGGGCCAGATAAATTAGAAAAAGCGGCAAGGGGATTAAAGGCTGAAGAAGGCCAGAAATCCGAGAAGCCCGGGAAGGGATTAAATCAGAACAGCGCAATAAGGAACCAACTGGCCCCCTGGCCCTCAAGGCGCGTGCCAATGCGTCATTCCGGGGGGATAAAGTGAGGGCAGTTTAGCGGGAGGAACGCATGGCTGAGATACGGTTGCGGCACCGGTTGCAGGAGTGGCCCGAGGAACGGGTCGTGTTCGCCGAGCCGGTCGGGGGGATCCGGCCGGGGCAGCCCGATTGCCTAGTGTGGGTTGTCGGGCGCTGGCAGCAGATGGAACTGAAGTACCGCCCCGGGGGGTCATGCCCTGCCGGTTGGTCGCCCTACACTATCCTGCGAGCGGCGCAGCGGAAGCGGAAGATCCTATCGGTCAAGGCTGGCATACCGTATTTCGTGGCGGTGCTGACCGACCCGGTAGTGCTCATTCGCGGGGGGCGAAAGTACGTACAGACAGCGCCGGAGCTGGACAACTCGGGCATCAAGGGTAAGGCTGTGCAAGAAGTGGAACTGTGGGAGGCGATTGCGAACGGTCCTGCCTTCGCACGAAAGAACTTTATAAGGTTAGGATGCATCGAATTGAGGGATTTCAACCCTGATACTATAGCATTATTGATAAATAGCGTGCCTCGGAGCGAAAAGGGGCTTATAAAGCCCCGCCATGACCGGTAGAAATGGACATCCGCTGAAGAAGCCCGGCGGAAGGAAGCCGAAGAAGAGCGAGCGCCAGCTGATGCTGGAGCGGCTTGAGACGGCTTTGAGACTGGGAGCGACGGACAACGAGGCTGCACTACTGATCGGGATGGACCCGCAGGCGCTGCGCAAGCTGTCGTTCGAGGATGAGGAAGTTTCTGCCATTCTTCAAATTGGCAATGGCGCAGCGGACGCTCGGGTCGAGGCTTCGCTCTACCGCCGTGCGATAGGCTACACCAGAATCGAGCGCAAGGTGGTGGCGTACCAAGGCGGCTGGGAGATCGCCGAGTACGAGGTGGACGTTGACCCGGAGCCGAGCTGCATCAAGTTCTGGCTGGAGCGCAGGAAGCCGGAACAGTGGGGCCAGCCCGGGGCGTTCGGTGGGGCGCTCACGATCGAGGGAGAGGCTGGCGAGGCCTCGCACGTCCGCATCAACTTCAACATCCGGGGGGCGAACGGACTGGTGCCCCTGCCGGAGACATACCTCAAGGCGCAGGGACTTGAAGTGGAAGACGCCGAGGTCGTGGAATGAACATGGCGGTCCACAGATCGCTGGTCACTCCGTCGGATGCAGACGTCCTTGACTTCAATGTCGATGTCATCCCAGTCTTCCTGCCATTGCTCGGGCCAGCGCGCTACAAAGGTGCGCACGGGGGGCGTGGCTCGGGCAAGTCGCATTACTTTGCTGAGCAGCTGATCGCCCGGGCGTCGTACTACAAACTGAAGGCTGTGTGCCTGCGCGAGTTCCAGACTAGCATCAAGCACTCAGTCAAGGCGCTGCTAGAGAACAAGATCCAGCAGCTCGGAATGGAGCGGCTGTTCGAGGTTCAGAACACGCAGATCAAGGGGCGTCGTTCCGGCTCACTGATCATCTTCCAAGGCATGCAGTCCCACAACAGTGACAGCATCAAGTCGCTTGAGGACTTCGACATCGCGTGGTTCGAGGAAGCCCAACGCGCTTCGGACGCATCGCTCAAGATCCTGCGACCGACCTTGCGTAAGCCCCGGTCCGAGTTGTGGTTCTCTTGGAACCGGACCGACCCTGATGACGCGGTTGAGCAGCTATTCTATCCCACAGGGAAGCGCACTAAGCCTCCGCCTCGGACACGGGTGGTAGAAGCTAACTGGGGCGACAACCCGCTGTTCCCTGATGTGCTCCGTGAAGAGATGGAGTACGACCGTCGCAGGGACATGGACCGCTACCTCCACGTCTGGGAGGGCCACTACCAGAAGCACTCCGAAGCCCGGGTCTTCAAGAACTGGCGCGAAGAAGAATTCGATATCACTCAGCTCATCGAAGCGGGGGTGGAACTTTCTGGACCGCACTTGGGCGGTGACTGGGGCTTCGCCACTGACCCGACCTGCCTCGTTCGCGTCTACGTGTGCGATGCCAACAAGCGGATCTACATCGACTACGAAGCGTGGGACCTACACTGCCCGATCCATGACATTGGCAACCTGTTCAACAAGGTGCCCAAGGCGAGCAGCAGCTACATCGTTGCGGACAGCGCCCGGCCGGAGACGATCGATGCCGTGCGACGGCAGGGCTTCGACATTCACCCCGCGCGCAAGGGAGCGGGGTCGGTTGAGGACGGGGTCGAGTTCCTGAAGAGTCATGACATCATCGTGCACCCCCGCTGCAAGCACACCATCGACGAACTGAAGCACTACAGCTGGAAGGTTGACAAGCTGACCGGCAAGGTGCTCAACCAACTCGAAGACAAGAAGAACCATATCATCGATTCAATGCGGTACGCACTGGAGGACTACAGACGTGGACACGACTTCTACTGAAGCGCCCGCGCCCAAGATTGCGACCGTGATCGTGCGCGAGAAGGGTACCGCGAACACCGCACTGGTGCACGGGGCCAACATCGTGAGCGGCGTCGTCCGTTCGCTGCCCCGGCGAGGCACGCCGGACCTGCTCAGAGCCTACAGCGAATCGCCAATGCTGCAGGCGATCGTGCGCAAGATCTCTATGACCATCGCCAAGGTGCAGTGGAAGGCCGGTGTCCGGGGGCTGGACGGGGAGTTCGTCGAGGTGCCGAATCACCTCGCTTCCAAGCTGCTCAACTCGGGCGTCCCCGGGCTGGACGGCTTCAGCTGCAAGATGGTCGAGCAGCAAGGCTTCGAGCTCGCGGGCGAGACGTTCGGACTCATCGAGCGGAACCGTTTCGGAGCGCCCGAATGGCGCTATCCCTTGCCCAGTCACTGGGTTGCGAACACCCCGTCTCCAGCGCAGGAGTTCTTCGAGATCCGGACCCGCAACGGGACGGCGCACACGATGGTCCACCGCAATGATATGCTGTGGCACAAGGACGTGGACCCCTACGATCCTTATCGCCGGGGGGTGGGCATTTCCCGGTCCCTGAATGACGAGCTCAGCACGGACGAAGCTGCGGCCAAGCATGCTGCTGCGAGCCTGATGAACCGGGCGCGGCCTGACATCATAATCTCAGGCACGAAGGAGATGCCGCTGGGCAAGGATGCGGCCGAGCGGTTGCACACTGTCTGGCAGCAGCGGTTCGGCGGGGCCGAGAACCAAGGCAAGCCGTTCGTGTCGCTCGCGCCGATCACAGTGGAGCAACTGACCCCGACCTTCGCGGAGTTGCAGCTGACCACTCTGCGCGAGTTCGAGCGCGACATCCTCGTGTCGGTGTTCGGGGTTCCGCCCGAGATCATGGGCATCATCGAGAACGCGAACCGTGCCACGATTGAATCGGCCGAGTTCCTTTTCATGAAGCACGTCATCGAACCCCGGCTCGCGGCACGCAAGTCCTCGCTCCAGGATCAGCTGGCTTGGCAGTACGACGAGCGGCTCATCATCGAGCACGAGGGGGTCATCTCCGAGGACATGGAGTTCAAGCTGAAGGTGATGCAGTCCCGGCCCAAGGCTTTCAGCAAGGACGAGGTTCGCGCACTGGCGAATGAGCAACCGCTCCCGGATGGAGCTGGGGCCATGGAGGCCGAGGGCGGGGGCGTGTCGCTGACGGACGAGAACGTCCAAGCCTCTGCCATGAATGGAGCGCAGATTCAGGCGCTGCAGGGCATCATCACTTCGGTGGCCGAGGGCAAGCTTCCCCCGGGCGCTGCCAAGCTAATGATCATCGCAGGCTTCCCGACCATCGGCGAAGAGCAGGCGCAGCAGATGGTGGACGAAGCCGCCGCTTTCGAACTGCCTGAAGAGGAACCGCCTGTTCCGCCTCCGGGGCTTCCTGCCCCCCAGCCCGGCGGAGCGGATGCGGCAGAGGCGGACCCTGACTTGGGCGAGGGTCCACCGCCTCCGGTCCCGGCGGAAGCGGAGCAGCGAGGGGCTTCCGCTGGGGCTGTTCATAAGGCCATTGACCCGCACCAGATCGAAGAGATCATGAGCGCCTTCGACGACACGTTGGTGCAGACGGTTCTGGTGCGCAACGCCCGGTCGACCATTGCCGAGTTCAGCTCGGAGGCGATCGAGACGCTCCTGCTCGATATTGACTTCGACATCGAGGCACCGCGCGTCGTCGCCTTCCTAGACAACATCGCCGGGGAGCGGTCCGCCTTGATGAACGGCACCACGCGGAAGAACCTGCGTGCAACACTGTCCGAGGGGGTGGGCCTCGGTGAGAACCTGAGCAAGCTTCAGGACAGGGTGATGGCAGCGGTTGTTGACGCTGGCGCAGTGAGGGCGGAGACAATCGCACGCACAGAGATTGTGCGGGCTTCGAACTTCGCCACCGAGGAGGCGTTCTTGCAAGCGGGCGTCACCGAGAAGGAGTGGCTCGCGACGCAGGATGACCGGACCAGGGACAGCCACGCCGAGATGGATGGGCAGAAGGTTCCGGTGGGTGAAGACTTCGTCTCGCCCGACGGCTACAGTGCCCAGTACCCCGGGGACTTCGGGGTGGCAGAGGAAGACATCAACTGTCGCTGCTCAATCGTGTCAGTTGATAGCGCCCCGGAGAAGGGCATGCGGGTCGCGGCTTTCCAGAAGATCGAAGGCGGCCGCGCCTCGCTTGAGGCGGACCTAGAGCGCGAGATGAATGCGGCGTTCATAGGGCAGGCAGAGCGGATCCTTGCCAAGCTGAAGGAGGCAACCTGATGACTGGGATTTGGACTTGGTACTCCACGCAGACGACCACGACGAAGCTGATCCTCTTCGGGATCGCCTGCGCCGTGGTTGGCGGCATCATCTTCAAGGTGCTGTGATGAACCGGCTGCTCCGCGTCCTGGTGTTGGCGCTCCTGTATGGCGGAGCAGCCGCCTTCGTTCTTTGGCTATTGTGGGATGGGCTTACCGCCTACCTGCTCAACCGGATCATGATGTGATGCCCTTTCGTTTTGAGCGCGATACGTTGAACAACGGCATGGACGAGGTGTTGTCCAAGTTGGATGCGCTCGTCTCCAGTGGCACAGTCGATCTTACAACGCTAGAGGCCTTGGTTGCTAGCATTGAAGCGGGCGGGGCCACTGCCGCGAAACAGGATACCCTTGCCGCGCTTGTTGCCACTGCCGCGAAACAGGATACCATCAACGCTTCTGTGCGCGCACTCGGCGGGGCGCTTTCGACCGGCAACTCGTCCACCTCTGCGCTTGGTGGTGGGAGCGCCTTCACTGGCGCATGGGAGGATGTATCGGGCTACGAGAGCATGACTGTTGCTGTGGCAACGGACAAGGACGGTTCGTACGCTATTCAGTTCTCCCCAGATGGCGTCAATATCGACAGCACGCTGACCCGCTACTATCGCACATCCTTGATCAACCCCCCGCATAGGTTTACGGTTACTCGGCGCTATGCCCGAATCGTCTACACCAATGGCGCTTCGGCGCAGAGCTATTTCCGGCTCCAGACGATGTATGGCAACAAGGTTGAGCTGAACGTTCCACTGGGCGGGGTTGTGAGCCTCGACTACGACGCTTCGATAGTGCGTCCGTCCGACTACGATCATGCTGTAGCGCGGGGTCTTTGGCAGGGTCGCGAGAGCTGGCAGAAGTGGGGCTACAATCTCGACATCAACACTGCTGCCGCAGAGGTGATCTGGCCCAATGGGGCGACCTTTGGCGCGGCTCAAATCCTGACGTCCCCGAGCACGTTTACTTTCGTTTCCGACAGCGCCTCTGATGCCTCAGCCGGGGTCGGCGCACGGACGTTGATCGTGAGCTACAACGACAGCAATGGCCTGCCCACCACGGGCACGATCACGATGAACGGGACCACCCCCGTCGTCTCCGCCTTCACGGGTTACGGCATCAACCGGGTGGCAGTCCTGACCAGCGGATCCACCATGTGGAACGTCGGCAACATCACGGTGACGAACACGACGGGTGGCGCTCAGGCAGCCTACATCCCCGCCGCCGATGGGGTTACGCAGCAATGCATCTTCTTCACGCCGTGGGGCTATCAGGCGCTGATCAACTCGATCCACTTCAACATAAACAAGATCAGTGGCGGCGGGTCGCCAAGGGTCACGGTTGACTTCTTTGCCTTCAACGTTCAGACGACGCGGACGCGCTATCGCCTCGGTAGCCGGGTGATCGATACCTCGGTCGAGAACACGGTGAACCTCAACTTCAAGCAGCCGCTTGTGCTCAACAGTTCAGACGTGTTCTGGATGCGTGCAACGACGAATACAAACAACACGGGCGTTGCGGCTCGCTTCGCCCTGACGACGAACAGGATCAACAGCACATGATCACCGACCGCACAGATACCAGTTGGTGGCCTGACCTCGCGCGGGCGCGCGTCGCGATCATCGCGGCCGGACCGAGCCTGACGCGCGAGCAGTGCGACACGGTCCGTGGGCTGGGCTACGAAGCGGTGGCCATCAATGAATCATGGCGGTTGACCCCGGGCGCGTTTGCCCACTACATTTGCGACTGGCAGTACGCCCGGTGGAAGATGCCTCGGCCCGAGGCGCTCCACCCGAAGACCCTCCGCATCATCGGCACGTGGCCTCCCAACGGCGCCACTCCGGAAATGGGCTGGATGGAGAAGCTGCAGCTGCACCGGCTCCACATCGAGCCGGGGAAGAACCGGCTGATGTGGAATGATCACTGCATCGGAGCCGGGGGGAACTCCGCGTTCCAAATGCTCAACTGGGTGCTGCGCTGCGGCTGCAGGGATATCATCTTCCTCGGCCTAGACTGCCACACCCCGAACATGCACTGGCACGGCTCGCACGATCACCCGGAGAAGCCGATCCAGAAAGACCATACACTGGAGCGTTGGAAGGTTGCCTTCCACAACGCCGCACAGGACCCGAAGCTGCGGGGGGTTAGGATCTACAACTGCTCCCCGAGCACTGCGCTGAACGCGTTCCCCTGCATGCCGCTTGACATGCTCGCGAAGGAGGCTGCTTGATGGCCGACGACAATGCAATGATGTGGATCCTCGGGATGCTCGATCCTCCCCGGGCAAAGCGAAGCGGACCGGTGTCCAGAGCGCCACAGGCTGGGCCAGCGAAGCCCTCAGTTGGTTTGACCACACAGCTGCCCACCCAGAGGGCGAGTTTGCCGCTTACGACTGGCCCTGAGAACCGCCAGCCGCAGGAGCCGCCGAAGCCTCCGCTACCTCCGCCGCCTCCGCCGGTCATTCCGGTTCCGCCTCCGGTTAAGCCGGGTCCGGCCAAGCCGCCGAAGCCGCCGAAGCCGCCCAAAGAACCCAAGCCCCCGAAGGCTCCGAAGCCACCCCGGGGTAAAGGCAAAGG